AGGTTCAATATTCCTGCACCAGTCGAGCTGGCTGGTGTGGTGGAATGTTGGTCAATAACAACGGCCAAATTATGGCATCTCATTCTCGTGCTCATAAGAAGGATGCTGAAAATGCGGGGATCAACATTGGAGGTTCGAGTGAACTTTGCTCGAAGCTCATGAATGTTGCTCCAAAAAACTCGTAAGTCCCCTTCGTGCACCTCCCTTTGAGGTGCACGAAGGGCGGATCAGTGCGGCCACTGGTCTATATGTCCTACAACGAGTCCCTTGGCGGCCGCTTGGTAAGTCTTGTTTCGTTCCGGCCCCTTGGGCGGAAACTTTGAAGACGCCCTACATACCATCTGGGATGGATGTAGAATGTTTTAAAGTTGGATTATTGAAGAATTCTACCCCTATGGCTGTTTTACCGGAACTTGCGGTGAAACGTGCTCAAGAACATGTTATAAATGTGCTGCGTAGTGTCTGGACCTGGGCTGCTGAAGATGGAGTCGTATCTTATGACGACGCATTGGATGAACTGGATCTGACGAAATCGCCCGGTGGCCATTACAACGAGGATTGTGTTACCAAGGCTGATGCCTTGGAGTTGCATGGTGAACTCATTAAAAACCGTACCCATCAAATTCTTGATGGTCAGGAGGTACCTTGTGAGTTTTCTGCGACTTTAAAAAGCGAATTGCGACCTTTGCAGAAGGTTGAAGAAAACAAAACTCGTGTGTTTATGGCCGCTTGTATGCATCATCTGTTGCCGTCAATTATGTTGTATAAGAAACAAAATGATGGCCTCATGGATACTATAGGGGATTCCCACCCTTCTACCATTGGTATTCAATTGCCAGGTCCACAATATGTGAAAACAGTATTGAATCTAGGTCCTTTATTGAATGATGGAGATGTGGATGGATGTGATTTGCGTTTTAACCTCAGAATTGCGCGTAGTATTAGGGATATTCGAAATTCCTTTTTGCCGCAGCGCTATCATCGTTCTGGTGAAATACTTTATGATGCCGTGTATTGCGGTGTTGTTATAGTGTTGGGTACTTTAAGTAGGTTTTTTTCTAATAAGAGTGGGTGGTACAATACGGGGCACGACAATACGTTGATGACGTGGTTGATGCTCTGTGTTGCTTCTTACTTGCTCTTTCCTGCCTTGGAACCCACTATGTTTTTAATGCAAAAATTAATGGTGATGATTTGTTGGTTAGTGTCAAAGTTGGAACGTTTAAGCAATTATGTGACGTCCTTCGACCTTTCCATTTTTATATTGAGGCCGACGATTGGAATGCTCGTCCGCCTCCATTTTGTGTTTATTTGTCCCACCACGTTGAAATGCGATACGTGGAGGGTTTTGGAGATTTTTATGTTGCTGCAGGCAACTTGCCAAAAATTAAAAGTTCTGTGAATTGGCTTAAAAAATCAAAAACCCTTACTTATGAGGAAGGTTGTGTTGCTCATTTAGTTGGTCTTCGGATGTGTTTGTTTCCTTGGTATTTTGAGTTCTTGTGGGTTGATAATTTGTTGTCAAACTACTTGAACAATTTAAAGAAACGTGGGTGGGTTCTCACTCCCTTTACAAGGGATTGTTTACATGCACGTTTTACCGAAAGGGAGCTCGCCATCCTACATACGCGTATGGAGAGTTTGGACTTTTTTTCTCGCCCGTACATCCGACCTAATTATTCGGTGCTTAAAGGAATATTCCGCCGAATAAAAGAACATTCGATTCAGACAACTGAAACAACCTATCCTATTTACCAAAGCATGACGACTTCTGGTACTAGAAAAATAAACGCAATTTTGGACAAGCTTGAGAAGCAGTCCACATTATCTTCAGATGGTCGCGCTTGGCTCATTGCGGCGTGTGACCCTTTCCATGACACGGATATAACTTTAGCAGGTTATCCGGATGTCAATACTTCCTCTACAGTAGTTCAGTTAATTAAAAAGTCTGTGCAAGTAACAACTACTGCGCTTGGTAATTTTGACTGTTGTATAGCCATGTTTCCGACTATGGCTGCTAGTGGAACGATTAATAGTTCAACAGTCAATGCTGCTGGTGTTATTATTGGTGTAGGTGCCAGTTCAACTATTGTTACTGGTGGTATTGTTATTGTTACAGGTGATTCGGGTGTTGGAACACTTTGGCCTACAGCAACCCAGAATGTTAATGGTACCCATGTGAGTTATCAAAGCTTAGCTCTTCCAGAATATATTAAAGGTGACGTTAGAATTATTGGTATGGCCTTTGAGGTTGTTAATACTACGTCACAACTTAATAAGCAAGGTCAAGTAATTGCGTGGAGAATGCCGACTAACAATACGCCGATGGAATTGTATGCCCCTCTTACCTCAGCGGCTGGGACAAGCGTTGTTGGTTATTCTGGATTATTGCACCGATTTCCACCAGGTACTCCTGCAGATGCTGAGTTGTTGTACGGTTCCCGATCCTGGGCCGCAGGTGAAGGAAGTTACACCGTGGCTCGTCAAAATTCGGAGAATAATCCGCTTAGAGCGCCCGATACTTTACCTGATTGGTATACCGGTGGTGACATGGTTTTTGGTGCCACTTCTACTGTTTACACCGGCCCTTCTCCGGGGGTTGGTGCTGTTGGACCTAAAGGTGGTGTTGATATACATGCGCCTTATGATCTTTCAGGAACGTGGTATACTGGTTTAAGTAACTCTTCCACATTAACAGTTCATGCTCGTTGGCTTATTGAGAGAAGCCCCGGGCCTAGTGAGGCCGACTTGGTTGTTTTAGCTACGCCGAGTTCTGCTTATGACCCTCTTGCGCTTGAATTATATACTCACTGTTTGGACAAGATGCCGCCTGGTGTCATGCTTAGTGAGAATGCTTTGGGGGATTGGTTCCGTGACGCGTTATCTACTGTGTCGACTTGGGCCCCCAAAATAGGTAATGTACTTGGTAATTTCTTACCTGGCGCATCCCTTGTGGGAAACGCCATTGGTTCCGGTGCTGGAATTGTTCGAGAATTCATACCGGCAGAAACCAAGATACCGTTGCAAGGTAGTGCTTCCAAGCAAGGACAATCGACTAGGGTTGTACAGATGCCCCGTCAGATTGTTTATCGTGCCCCGCAACGGTTTAAACCTAAACCTAAGTACACCCGAAAAAACCCGCCTCCCCTCCCCCCACGCAACAAATAGTTGGTGACGGGGAGGGGCTTACTCAGGATGATGTTGATGCACCTTTCACTTTGACCGATATTGAAGACCTCGAAAGTGAGGTCGAGAAATGGTGTCATTGTGTGAATTGTGTTGCTCACCGGTTTAAGGCCCCACAGGTGTCTTGTATTGATTCTGAAATGAACGGTATTGAGACCCTGGCTCAAGCGGCGGATTATTTAGATACTTTAGCGGAATTGCCTACACCTGTTCCTACCGACCTTGATAATTATGTTGATGAATTTGCAGATATTGTGAATAATTTTGTGGATAAAACGACAAAAATCAGGGAGGAATGGAACTTCAGTGATGGTTTGAATAAGCGAAAGTATGAGGTGTATAGTGAAGAGTCGTCCGCTTACGACTATAATTGTAATGCTGGGTATGGTTTTGTAGACGATATAGCGACCCGCGGTATTGTATATAATAATGACACCGTGGCGGCTCCTTTTCCCGTCAAAATTCCAGATTCCCCTGCTCTCGCGGGATATCTTAATGATACCGACGATATGCAGTTGTGAGGTTTCACTTTATCCGAATCAACAACGCTTCTAACCTAGTTTACTTTGACACTATTACAGGTGGAAGATGTCCATCTTGTAGCAATGAAAATGATGGTAGTTTGGAATAAAG